GGAATATCAGCAGCTACTAAAGCTCTAAATGTAGGTGCTCCATTACTTCCATTAGGTGCAGCTAAAACTCTATTTGCAGTTTGTGATGTTGTCTTATCAAAGAACGCTCCAGACCCACCAACAGTAATAATTGAACTCGCAGAAGGTGGAGTCGATCCATTATCACCGAAACCATAATATAATTTGAGATCGTTCTCGTTAAAAGCTAATTCTGACGGAGATAAACTAGAGGGAGCACCTGCCGATCCACTTGCTGCTCTTTTTTTAATTCTTATAGTGTTTGACATGGCCTAAAAATTTCCTCCATTAACAAGTTTTAGTTTAGTAGTAGTTGCATCTGCCTTAAATGTAGCAGAACTAGAGTCATAGTAAATAACAGACCCATCAACTTTATCAGTTGAATTTAAAGTAAAATCTGCACTAGCTCCCTGTGGACCTGCTGTCTTTACAGTTACAACACGGGTTTCACCGTTAACTGTAACTTTGTTTTTGGTTTGACTAATGTTGATGTTACTCATTACATTGTTGTATAACCTTGGCTTACAAATATTTTACCTTCTATATAATATTCTTGCTTACCTGCTGGATTCTGTATTTTTACGTCATAATTTAAGATATTAGGAGTAAAAGTTTCTGTCTGTGCTCTAGTAAGACTTAAGCTAAACGATCCATTAGTAGGGGTTGGTATAGATACTGAGAAGTCAGCGTACTTAGTAGAACGTGACTCATCCCATACTTGGCTAGCAATACTAAAACCAGTAAGATTTACTGGATTGTCATTACCATCTGTAATAGTAATACTCTCATCATGGTCTGCCCTTCTTTGAACAGTAAAGTTATATTCGCCAGCTATTATTGCCATTAGCTATAAGGTGATGTGCCTAGTATATCAGTTTTCCATTGTGCTTTAAGTGCATCAGCATCACTGGCAGCAGCTATACCAGAATCAGCAGGTGCATCTCTAAGTGCTTGTTTTTTAGCAACAATATCAGTAGTGCTAGCACCTGTTTCTAATGCTTTTTGAAATTCAATATCAAGCTCCTGTAATTTAGGAGTTCTTGCTTCTCTTATATTTGTTTTATGAATTTCTCTGGCTTTCGCCATGTCTACGCCAAATCCCATGATTTACTCCGTATAAGTCCAAGCATTTCTGAAACTCCTATCTGTAGGAATTGCAGACTTATCAACAGTATAAACTGTCTTTCCACTTGGGCAATCTTTAGCTTTTATTTGATCTAATGTTAAATCACAATTATCTGCTGGAATGACAATAGAAATACCACCCTCATCATTCTCATAGATAAATCTTTTATCAGAGTTAGCCATAAAGTTTTTCTTTTAATTATATCCTAATCACCAAACACCACAATATCAAAAAGCAGAACTAAATCACTTCTAGATGATTGGGAACTGAAACTTGAGTTTGTTTGCCAAACACCTATTCCAAAATTTGAAGCTGTTTTCGTATGGACAGCACCCCAGTTACAAGGATCAGTTTTTGAATCCTCTCCTCTACTTGCAGCATTAATAACAGCGTAATTTGCATTTGATAAAGCAGTTGCAAAATTAATTACAAAATCACCTGTTCCATTATCAGTAAAACTAGACACATTAAAAGAATCTCTGATAGATTCAGCTGGTTCAGCGTTCATGTTTACCCAAGCCTTTGCCCTGCCCTGTGCAATCTGCTCTGTTGTTGAACTGTGGGCAGCAGAGGTGTTTTGTATTGTGTTGACTTTAAGTGTTGACATTTTAAGAAGTTACGATGACAGTATTTACAGTATTATCAGCCCTAACATTTGAATTGTTAGTTATAAAAGCTTCTAGTCTTGTAGTTGTGGAAGAGATAAAATTTACATAACCAACTGTATGCTCACTATTAACATTACCGTTTATCGAATAACATACAGCAGCGTGATCGGTAGTAGTTCCACCGCTATCTCTTAAAGCATTTGCAAAATTTACATTGAAATCACCCGTTCCATTGTCTGTTATTGATGAGACATTAAATGAATTTTGAATTGTTGATGTTCCTGCAAATCTACAAAAAGCTTTTACAAGTTGTCCTGTTTCAGTACCACCAGAATCTTGAAAAGCTGGTGGAATACTTGATGTAATGCTTTTAATTGTACCGACTGCTAATGTACTCATAATTAACTCGGCTCCGTTGGGAAAGTGACAGATGTCATATCTAAATTACCATCTGAATCAAGTTTTGGTGTTGCACTAGCTGGTAAATCACGCAAACTTTGACGATAAGTTTTCCAAGCATCTGCGAGTGTTAAATCAGAACTTGCCCTCCAATCACAAGTTGCAAGTCTTTTATCTCTTTCAAGTCTTAATAATCTCACAGGCTCTGCATTATTTAATCTTGTAACTTCTGCATCTATATCACTTTCTGTTGGTGCTGAACCCGAATCAAGCCAATTTAAACCAGAATAATCTGTACCTGTCCAAGTCCATTGTGTACTTGGCTTTAAACTTCTTAAAGCACTAATTTTGTCATATATCATGCTGAAATCTCCTGCAAAATTATAGTCGAAACCATATTGCTTGGCTGTGCAATACAAATTCCATTACTACTAGTTGTTATTGCTGCAATTTGTGTTTTATAAGTCACTGAACTTGTTGTACTTGGACTATCAAGTTTAAATAAAGGTACTCTCATTCCTAAAGTTAAGTCATCTCCATAATTTTGAACTGAAAATCCTAAGGTGTTATTCATGCCTGTGGTGTGGTCAAGAATTGTTGTAGAACCTCTTAGTAAAAGTAATCTACCATTTACACCAGAACCACTATCTCTATCTGTCATATATGATTGATTAACCATAATAAGAATTTTACTTGAGGTAGAAGTTGGGGTTATAGACGCTGACAAATTTGTATCTGCCGCAGTAGTAGAACTTACTATTACTTGTGTACTATGTGATCCTTCTACAGTCTGCACTATTCCACCACCTTGTCCAGATGCTACACCTCCTACTGGTATTATACTGTTTACTTTTAGTTGGCTCATAAATCTATTATATACACTTTTATACTACAGTCCATGTCTCTCCAGAACCAACTGTAACTGTAACTCCGCTTTGAATTTCTATAGGTCCAAAACTTCCAGCATTTTTACCGTTTGTAATCGTGTAATTCTGTGTAACAGTCTGATCATTTTCCCAAAAAATATTATCAGTTCCACCACCAACTGCTCCGCCTCCAGCAGCAGCCCAACTTAACGTACCAGAAGCATCAGATACAAGAGCATAGCCAGAAACAGCAGCATCGGTAGCTGGTAATGTCCATAAAACATTGGATGAAACTGTGGCTGGTGACTGAAACCCTACATAATTACTACTATCGGCATCCGCAAAACGTAAATCGCTCTGAGCCTGAAGTGTTAATCCATTTCCATCCATTATCAATCGTTCTGTACCACTGGCAGAAAATCCCATTACGTTGGCAGATTTCCTAAATAAACCTAAATCTGTATCTGTATCAAAACTCAATGCAGGAGCAGCAGCCGTACCAGCGTCATCAGCAAGTAAAGCACCTGTCATCGTACCACCTGCAACAGGAAGTAATCCTAAATTAGCTTGATCTATATTTCCTATATCAGTAAAACCATTATTAGAGCTATTTCTTACTTTTAAAATATCTGTAGTGGTATTCAAAAAAGTCATTCCAGCTACGCATTGACTTGATGCCATATCTGAGTCAGCACTTTCAGCATTTTGTCCTTGCAAAGCTTTAAAACACGCTTGTATATCCAGCCTCACAGCTTGACCAGAAGCATTATCTATAGTGAAATCTGATACAGACAGTCCCATAACTAATTACTTTTTCCCTCCATTCTACCCTCCTTTGCCAAAACCAACAGCACTGTAAGTAAATTGTCTAATTATACTAGCACCACTTGAGTTCTTAAAATGAACAGTAAATTGAGTTCCAGATATGCCACTTAATTCAAAAAAATCTCCTGTTGCCATGTTTTGAGGAGAAATATTAACAGAAGGTTTTGGAATACCTGTAATACTAGACGTACCAACGAAAAATGGTGCTGCAAAAGTAACTGTTTTTGCTCCAGCACTTCCAGTTCCATCTCCTGCTGAATCAGAAAAAATTACAGCCGATTGTTCAGTTCTTGATGGCATCTCTGCTGAATAACCTAGTTGTTGCAACAACATATTTTGAGCAGGGTCACTGGTTTCTAGTGTCGCTTGAAATTGAAAACCTCTTCCTTTAAATGTTCCATTTGCAAAAGTATTAAAATCTATACTACTAAAATCTGAATTTGCATATGACGAACCACTTGGAGCAGTAGTTGTTGTTCTTACTGCCACTATAGCGTTTGCACTATCAGCAGCATCTCCATCCCAATCTTCAAAAGTATCAACCAATCCAACTCTGTCATCCCATAAAGAAGAAGGGAAAAAACCAGCACCCTGGAAGTGTCTTTTTAATACAAGAGAAAAAGTGCCTTCTAGATCAAGAATATCTGCAAAAGTATATGTTCCTGTTGCTTTAGTAGCAGGACTTGTAATCGAAATATTACTTAAAATTAACCCACCCTTAGTTGAATCATATTGAGTATTGCTAAATAAACTACTTGTTGTGTTGTTGAAGGGAGGACTATCGTTATCTTCTCTATCAGTTTTAACAGTAATAGAATCAAGAATATCAACAAGAGAAAGATTTACACTAGCTGCTGTAGTACTAAATCTTCCACCATCATCTTGAAATTTAAGAAGATATGTTCCAGCTAAAGCAGGAACAATTACTTCAGTAGCATTACCCGCTACAGCCTCAATAACATCTTGAGCAGATTGGAATGTGGCAGATCCTCCAGTTTGATTTGTATGTCTTACATAAACACGACCACCGTGTAAAACATCTATAGCAGTTGCCTGTGTAAACCTTAATCTTACAAATTGTTCATT